AAATTTCAAGAAGAGGCTACACTGTGGGTAATCGGCCGAGAGAAAGGAGATGAGGGCACGCCTCACCTCCAAGGTTACGTAGAATTTGAATGGAAGAAACGTCCAAAAAATCTTTTGACGCAGCGTATCCACTGGGAAAAGGCCAAGGGTGGTAAAGAGGTAAATATTAAATATTGTTCCAAAGAGAAAGACGTTTTGTCTTCTTTTGGTCTACCTAAATCTATAAAAATCATTGATAATCTATATCCTTTTCAACAGCGAATCCTCGATGTTATCCTAACTGAACCCGATGACCGGACCATCTATTGGTACTGGGACAGCGAAGGAAACATAGGTAAAACTGCGTTTATGAAGTATTGCGTTGTCAAGCATAATGCACTGCCCTGTATCGGTGGTAAATTCTCAGATATTATGAATTTGGTTTTTAACCAAGATATGGATAAGTCCAACACCGTGATGTTTAACATACCCAGACAGCATAAAGAATACATCGACTACGCTGCGCTTGAGTCGATCAAGGATGGGTTGGTAGTCAATACTAAATATGAAACAGGATATAAAGCTTTCAACCCACCCCACGTTATAGTCTTTGCGAATTTCCCTCCGAGTACCAGGCACGTAAGCAAGGATAGGTGGGTCATTGAAGAGCTAGGACATGACTAGCGTATTTGTCATCTGTATATAAATTGCAAAAAATGAATTTATTAAAAAACAATAATTTTTAGCTTTCGTGCCGTGCGATGGAGTCGGTTCGCTCGGGGAGAACAAGTTCGCCCGTCGCCGCCCCTTTCCATCACTCCCCGCGACACTAAAAATAATTTTTTTAATAAATTCATTTTGTGCCGCGGTTAGTTGGAACAGATTAATTTGGCTTATTTGGCGGGGTATATATAGAATGATTTTTACAATCATTTTATATATTAGATATACTGGGTCTACGAGTCAGTATAGTAGAAACGAGAGTCACAACAGAATTCAAGATCAGAGGCTATCTGGATATCATCTGATGCGAAGCGACTCCATACAAACAACTGAAAATTGCCATTATTAGGAATATGAGGCTGAGCCTGATCGGTCCACTCGATTAGATCTTTATCCGAAAAATTAATTTCGAACTTAAATCTTTTTGTTTGTTTGGTATACGGGGACATGCTAAGATAAAATTCCTTATCACATCCCTTATGCATAGGACGGGCGACCTTCCAATTATACGGACGTATAATATCTGAATAATCACTACTTTCGGCTACTGGTAAATTGCTATTTCCCATAAATAACTTAGGGGAGTTAGTTCCTAAATTAGTTGGCTTCTGGTTTGTGGCGGAGGTCTGAGTTTGACCTTCGCCTATACGTAGCAACGAAAGCCTTACATACTGCCCTGTCCTAAATGCGACATTAGGATCTGCAACAGAGTCCGCTAATGCCCTAGGGCGGAACCAGCCTTCAACCACGAGTTTTCGCGGTTTCACAGAATTACCTACTCTTTGATCTCCAGCGTTACCTCTTGAGAATTGGGTCATACCTACTAAAGACTCTTCACCGCCGGCGGAGACCGTCAGTTCATCGAAATTTGTAAATTTACATTTTACTTCTTGCTGCTCCCGGATCGCGTTCTTGACAACTTGTTTAACCATTTTAGAATTAGTGCGCTTACTAGCGCCCATACGCTTACTTTTGTTTTTTCGCACATATACCATTTTATATATACTCCATATATTTTTTTTTAAATACTTTTGGTTTAAACAGTTTATTGAATCCATTTAAATAAATCTTTGCCATGTATACTACAATGGCATCCGATAGTTCCAACAGTTCCGGGGGGAGTGGTAATACTAAACACTCCCCTAATAATGTTAAAAAACAAATATCACCTGCTAAAAGGTGGTGCTTCACATTAAATAACTATACTACAGAGGACTGTAGTTCCATAGTTCTAAAATTTCAAGAAGAGGCTACACTGTGGGTAATCGGCCGAGAGAAAGGAGATGAGGGCACGCCTCACCTCCAAGGTTACGTAGAATTTGAATGGAAGAAACGTCCAAAAAATCTTTTGACGC